GAAGAATCTGATTTTGATGTAGAAATTATTGACGACAGACCTGAAGAAGATAAAAAAACACCTCGTTCTGATGAACAAAAAACATTAGATCAAGAAGATTTAGAAACTGAAATTGATAATGTAGATGATCGTGTAAAAAAACGTATAGGCAAACTTAAATACGAATGGCACGAAGAAAGAAGAGCTAAAGAAGCAGCAGAAAAACTTCGTGATGAATCTGTAAATTTTGCTAAACAACAATCAGAAGAAAACAGAAGATTGCAAGCTTTGGTCCAACGTGGCGAAAGTGCATTAATGACGCAAGTTAAAGCAAAAGCTGAAACACAATTAGAGCAAGCAAAGCAATTTCATAAAAATGCTTATGAAGCTGGTGATGCAGATCAATTAACAGATGCAACACAAGAAATGCTTAAAGCTCAATCAGAGTTAAAAGTTGCCGATGATCATCTTGCTAAACAAGCCAGACAACAACAGCAACAAACAAACGCTCCAATACAACAACAACCATTACCAACAAAAGCACCACCTATTGATCAAAAGGCAGTTGCTTGGTTAAAAGAGAACCCTTGGTTTGGTTCAGAAGATCAAAAAGAAATGACTGCTTTGGCATATGGAATACATGAAACTTTAATTACTAAAGAAGGTGTTTCGCCACAGTCAGATAAGTATTATGAGGAAGTGAGCAAGCGTATGCGTGTTCGTTTCCCTGATTATTTCGGGATGGAAAATTCTAATGAAGACAGCAACGAAGTTGTTGAAACTGTGACATCCAGAAATACACAATCGGTGGTTGCTCCATCTACTCGAAACAACGGTAGCAAACCCCGCAAAGTACAGTTAACTTCAACTCAAGTAGCTCTCGCAAGGCGACTTGGGCTTAGTCCAGAAAGATATGCAAAAGAACTCATTAAGGAGAAAATATAATGTCTGATATATATGAAAACAACACAGAAGAATCTGTAGTTGATAAGCGAGCACCTAGAGAAGTAGATGAAAGAAAAGACGATACTCGTCCATCTGATAATTTTGTACCTCAATCTTTATTGCCAACACCGATTCCTCAAGACGGTTGGGTTTTTAGATGGGTCAGAACGCAGATACTAGGGGAGTCCGACAACATAAACGTTTCAACACGTTTTCGTGAAGGTTGGGAACCCGTGTTATCTGAAGATCACCCAGAACTAAAAATACAATCTGATTACGGATCAGAGTTTGCAAAAAAAGGAAACATTGAAATAGGAGGTTTACTTTTATGTAAAGCCTCTAAAAAAGCAATGGATGGAAGAGCAAAATATTATCAAGATATGGCTCAAACCCAAATGGAAGGTGTCGATAGAAATTATCTACGAGAAAATGATCCTCGTATGCCACTGCTAAACCCAGAAAGAAATACGAAGGTCAAATTTGGTGGCAATACTTAATTTTTAAGTAAAGCTTAATTTAATTTTAATCGGAGAAATAATATGTCAGCAACGGCAACTCCCACAGGTGCAGAACCTATTGGTACTTTAAGTTCTAGCGGTTCCTTTACAGGAAAAGTTAGACATTTAAAGATTGCCAGTAATTACGGCACTGCTATTTTCTATGGTGACTTTGTAAAAACAGTCGCTGCTGGAACAATAGAAAAGGATACAGGAACAACCGCCTTAACCACCACTGGTGTTTTTATGGGCTGTTTCTACACTGATCCGACCACTAAACAACCTACATATTCACAATATTATCCAGCTTCAACGGTAGCTAGTGATATTAAAGCTTATGTGTTAGATGACCCACATGTTCTAATGAAAATGCAAGGCGATGCTACTTTAGCTCAAACTGCAATAGGTAATAATGTTTCAATGGTTCAAACCGCAGGTTCAACAGATATTGGACGTAGCAAAAATGCAGTCGATAGTTCAACTATTGCAGCAACTACAGCTACTCTTCCTCTTCGTATCATCGATTTTGTCGATGGTCCGGATAGTTCTGTTGGTGACGCTTACACAGATGTCATTGTTAAATTCAATGTAGGGCATCAATATCTAAATACCACTGGTATTTAACGGAGTATATAAATGGCTATTTCAAGAGCACAAATGCTTAAAGAGTTGCTTCCGGGATTGAATGCACTCTTTGGCGATGAATACACGGGTTATGATGATGAGCACACGGCAATCTATGAAACTGAAAATTCTGATCGATCTTTCGAGGAAGAAGTAAAGTTAAGTGGATTTGACGCAGCTCCAGTTAAGAATGAAGGTTCTGCAATCAGTTATGATTCAGCACAAGAAACTTACACATCTCGTTACAACCATGAAACTATAGCAATGGGCTTTAGTATTACAGAAGAAGCTATGGAGGATAACCTCTATGACTCTCTTTCTGCTAGATACACAAAAGCACTAGCTAGGGCAATGGCTTACACCAAACAAGTAAAAGCTGTTAATCCATTTAACAATGGGTTTACAACTGCTTACAACTCTGGTGATGGCGTACCTCTATTTACCGCTAGCGGTGACGGGGTATCTGGTGGCGATGGTCACCCATTGGTAGATGGCGGTAAAAACAGTAACCGTCCTGCTACAGCAACCGACCTTAATGAAACTTCACTTGAAAATGCAGTAATTGATATTGCTGGATTTAAAGATGAACGTGGACTTTTGGTTGCTGCTAAACCAAGACGTTTAGTTATTCCTTCAGCGTTGCAATTTACTGCCACTCGTCTTTTAGAGACAACTGGTAGAGTTTCAACTTCTGATAATGATATAAACGCTTTAAAAAATAATGGAGCAATTCCAGAAGGTTATTTTGTTAATCACTATTTAACAGATACTAATGCTTTCTTCATTATTACTGATGTTCCCAATGGAATGAAACACTTCCAAAGAACAGCTTTAGAAACGTCTATGGACGGTGATTTTGACACCGGAAATGTGCGTTACAAAGCAAGAGAGCGTTACTCATTTGGAGTAAGTGACTATCTAGGGGTCTACGGATCACCGGGTAGCAGCTAAGATAAAACGGGGGGTAGTTAATTCTATCCCCCTTTTTTCTGTTTTAAATCTAGGGTAATTATAATTTATCTATCGACTGACCTAGCAGACTTTGCCAAGACGATAGAATTATTAAGGAGACTTAATCATGGCTAATTCGACTTTTAGTGGACCAGTCAGGTCCGAAGGTGGTTTTGAACAAATCACTAAAAACTCAACAACAGGTGCTATTACTACCAATTTAGATGTAGATACAAGCGGAAATATAACCACAACAGGTTATCTTTCTGCTTATTCAAACATCAGCAGCATCACAACAGCAACAAAAAGCGTAGAATCAACTGATTCAGGTACTGTTTATACTTTAAACAGAGCAGCAGGTATTGTAGTAACACTACCTACAGCAGCAGCAGGGCTTAACTATACATTTATAGTGGGCACAACTTTTACAGGTGCAGGACAAATTAATACAGATAATACCAGTGATTTATTCTCTGGGTTTGCACAAATATTTGATCCAGCAACTGCGGGAGATACTAATACTTTTATTCCTGATGCCAGTAATGACGATACTATTGACTTAGGATCAGCAGCACAAGGTTGGTTAGTGGGTGGAGTAATTCGCTTATACGCTACAACAGCAGCAGTATGGCATTGTGAAGCATTCCTACACGGGGATGGTACTTTAGCAACTCCATTCGAGTAAGGAGTAATTTATGGCTGATGCAGTAACATCACAAACCATAGAAGACGGTGGCAAAAACTTAATAATGAAGTTTACCAACATTAGTGACGGCACTGGAGAAAGTGCTGTTGCTAAAGTTGATGTATCTGGATTAAATACTAATCCAAGTACAGGAGCAGCTTGCAGCCGTATATCAATACAACGTATCTGGTTCAGTAATATAGGTATGGGATTTAAATTATATTGGAACGCAAGTACCAATGTAATTGTTCTTGAAGCACCTAAAGATTGGTCAGATACTTGGGATTTTTCTATGGGAAATGAAGGAAAATCAGGAATTCCAAATAACGCTGGAACTGGAGTCAATGGAGATTTACTGTTAACCACAGTAGATCATACAAGTGGCGATACTTACAGTATGATGATTTGGGCACACAAACACTATTAAACGGAGAATATTATGCCACAAGGTAAAGGAACCTATGGTTCAAAAAAAGGCAGACCGCCAAAAAAAATGGCAAAAGGAAAAAGATTAGACCCAACAAAACCACCGGCTGGTCCCAGACCGGGTAGTTGCCCTAGACCAGAAGAAGAAATTTTATTATCAAATAATAAATGGATTCAAGCTGGGGATTTAAAAATAGGTGATCAAGTTGTCACCTCAAAAGAAATCCAAACGGTTACTAGAGTTGACCGACTAGAAGAACAAGAAAGATGTGAAGTCTTTTTTGAAGGAATAGAAGGAGAAGAAAGTAACAGTATTGTTACTTCTTATAGCCACCCTTATTATGTAGAAGGAAAAGGGTTTACTGAAGTTTCTGATTTAAAAATTGGTGACATAATAGGTTCTTTAATTGTTAAAGCTAAAAAAGCTTTTGATTTAGGACCAGTTATTAGTTTGTCAGTTGATATAGCAGAAACGTACATGTTAAAAGCAGGTACAGAAAATAACCCAATGCCTGCGTTATCACATAATAAAACTCCTATGCCACCAAGACCAAGAGTTCCTAAAAAACCACCAACACCCGCAGCAAGAGTAGGTGGACCTGAAAAAGAAAACTTAGGTAGAGGAAGAGTTGCAATGAAGGCAGGTAAAAAAGTACCAATGTATAAGGCAGGTAGTAAAATACCAATGTATCAAGACTTGGTTAAAAAGAAATATGGCGGAAAAGTGTAAATGGCTACAAGTGGGTCAGCTACATTTAATCCAGATTTTACAGAACTAGCAGAAGAAGCCTATGATATGGCTGGAGTAGAAATGCGTTCTGGGTATCATTTAAGGAGTGCTAGACGCTCCTTAAATACCATGTTTCTTGAATGGGCAAATCGTGGTATTAACTTATGGACAGTTGAAAGTGGAACACAAACGCTTACTGCTGGAACAGGTAGTTATACTATGCCAGCCGATACTATTGATTTAATTGAATATTTTATTAGAACAGATTCTGGTAATACAAGCACACAAAGCGATTCACGTTTGAATCGTATTTCTGTGTCTACTTATGCAGCAATTCCTAATAAATTATCTCAAGGCTTGCCTATTCAAATATACATAGATAGACAACAAGCAGCTCCAGTTGTGCATTTATATCCTGTTCCAGATAGTGCGGAAACTTACACATTGTTTTATTACAGGATTGCTAGAATTGAAGACGTAGGTGCTCCAGCATCTAACACTTTAGATTTACCAGCAAGATTTTTGCCCTGTGCTACTGCTGGTTTAGCTTATTACTTATCAATTAAACACGCAGAACAACCTGAAAGAGTTATTGCATTAAAAGGACTATATGAAGAACAATGGAGATTTGCAGCAGAAGAAGATAGAGAAAAATCATCTGTTCGTTTTGTTCCTTTTATTGGGCAAAATTAATGAGTAATTTTGCTTCAGGCAAAAAAGCTATAGCATATTGTGATCGTTGTAGTTTTGAATATCCTTATAACGAATTAAAGTTTGAAATATATGATCAAAAACGAACTGGGTATAGAGTTTGCAATGAATGTCTGGATGTTGATCAACCGCAATTACAATTAGGTAAATATGCTAAAGATGATCCACAAGCATTACGCAATCCTAGACCTGATAAAAGTTTAGCAGCAAGTAGAAGACTTTCAGCATTTGATCCAATAGGAGGAGGAATGACTGAATTTGGTTCTTCTACAGTTGGCTTAGATATGTTTGGAAAAATAGGAAATTTAACAGTAACAACGAGTTAATTATGACTTATTCAGAATTAAAAACAGCTATACAAGATTATTTACAAAATTCAGAAACAACTTTTGTAAATGATTTACCTACAATAATTAAACAAGCTGAAGAAAGAATATTAAAATTAGTTCGTTTGCCTGTATTTAGAAAAAATGTACAAGGTAATTTGACAGATGGTAATCAATATCTTACAACTCCAACTGATTTTATGGACACTTTTTCTTTAGCAACTATAAGTTCAAATACTTACAATTATTTAATAAGAACAGATGTAAGTTTTATAAGAGAAGCTTATCCTACAACTACAACAAAAGGAGAGCCTAAACATTATGCTCTTTTTGACAACAACACTTATATTATTGGACCAACTCCAAACGCTGATTTTAACGTTGAATTGCATTATTTTTATCGTCCTACTTCTATAACAGCAGGATCAGATAGCGGTACAACTTGGTTGTCTACTAATGCTATTAATGTTTTATTATATGGGTCTTTATTGGAAGGCTATACTTACATGAAGGGAGATGCCGACCTAATGAATCTTTATAAAACAAGATACGATGAAGCTTTGGCAAGATTAAAGATTTTAGCAGAAGGCAGAAATACTACCGACAGTTATAGAGAAGGAACATATAAAATTCAACAAACTTAAACATTAAGGAGCAGATAATGTTAAAAAAACCAATAAAAGCCTTAAAAGGTAAAAATATAGCTATTGTAGCTATGGGAGAAAGTCAATTAGATTTTCATATAGCAAGAACACACAGTCAAGAATTTGATGAAGTATGGGCTATTAATGCAATGGCAGGAATTATTCCTAATCCAGATAGGGTATTTGCAATGGACCCAATGAGCAGATTTTTTGATACTGAAGATGCAGGTGGTCAAACTAAGTTAATGAGAAAAACATTGTCTACAATTAATTGTCCTGTTTATTCTGTTGAATTAGATAAAAGAACACCGTCTGTAGAGCTTTATCCAATAGAAGCTATTATTCAAGACACAGAATGCGGATATTTAAATAATACAGTAGCTTACGCAATAGCTTTTGCGTATTGGAATAAAGTTGGTTCTATAAGCATGTTTGGAGCTGATTTTACTTATAAAAAATTAGTTTATTTTGCTGAAATGGGAAGAGCTTGTTGTGAATTTTGGTTAGCTAAATGTATGGAACAAAAAATAGAAGTATCAATAGCATTGAGGTCTAATTTATTAGATGCTAATGTAGAAACTAAAGATAAACTGTATGGCTATCATCGTTTAAATGATCCTGTAGTAAGTTACGTTGAAAATAATAAAATGAAAGTTTGCAAATATTCAGAAGTAATAAAACAACAAATGGTTCCTTATGGAATTTCAGGACGAGAAGACCCAGAAACTAACTTTAATGATTTAGTAGAACCAAATAAACCATAATGAATACAGACCCATTTGAAAGTTCTTTAGGAACATTAGGTGTAACCACTACAAATAATCGTGGACATACAGTAGAAGAAGTTGCTTTTATGGCAACTGAAAGATTAGTATCAATAAGTGATACCGCACCAGAACCTATAAAATCACAAGCTCATTTATTTAAAGATGCTACACAAAAAGTAATTTCTTATTACATGAATGAAGCTGTAAAAAATCATATTTGTACAATATGCAATCAATTAGAAAAACAAGGTCATAAAGACCTAGCAAATATTATAAGGAGACTATAATGGCAATAACACAAGCAATGTGCACAACTTTTAAAAAAGAACTTTTACAAGCAAAGCACAATTTTTCAACAGGTGGCAATACCTTTAAATTAGCTTTATATACAAGTAGTGCAACAATGAGTGCAGCTACTACTGCATATACAACAACTAATGAAGCTAGTGGAACTAACTACACAGCTAAAGGCGGAACTTTAACTAAAGTAGAACCAACAAATAGTGGAACTACAGCAATAACAGATTTTGCTGATTTAACTTTTGGAACGGCAACTATAACTGCTAGAGGTTGTATGATTTTTAACGATACTCAATCAGGCGATCCAGCAGTAGCAGTATTTGATTTTGGTGCAGATAAAACATCTACAGCAGGATCATTTACAATTACGTTTCCTACGGCTGATGCAAGTAATGCGGTGATAAGAATAGCTTAATAAAGTAATTCAATATGGCAGTCGGGTGGGGTAGAAGTACATGGGGTGCAGGTCCTTGGGGTCAGCCTGCAGCAGTTAATGTAACTGTAAATCTTACGGGGCTTGCAGGAACTTCTGCGTTAGGCACAGAAACTGTAACAGGTGTTGCTAATGTTTATCCCACTAATGTAGTAGGAACTACTGCATTAGGTAATGAAACTGTAAATGCAGTAGCCAATGTTTATCCTACAAATGTAATAGGAACTACTGCATTAGGAAATGAGTCTGTTTCTGGTGATGCAAATGTAACAGAAACTGGTTTAGCAGGAACAGGTGCAGTTGGAACTGTTATTGCTGCTGGTTTTGCAATTACTGGTGTTAGCGGTACTGCATCTACTATTGGTCTTGGTGATGAAACTGTAACAGGTGATGCCAATGTTTATCCTACAAATGTAGTAGGAACAACAGCTTTAGGCAGTATAAGCCTAGTAACTGTAAATATAATTGCAGTTACAATGGATGCAGCGACAAGTGCATTAGGTGCTGAAACTGTAACAGGTAATTCTAATGTTTATCCAACTACAGTTACAGGAACAGGTGCAATAAGTGGATTAAATGTTTGGGGAAAAATAATTCCTAATCAAACACCTAATTATTCAACAATTTCTACAACTCAAACTCCTAATTGGAGTGAAGTTGCATAATAATATATAATTTTTACAAGAGGAAAATAGATGGCTAGTACATACGTTAATAACCTAAGACTCAACGAAATGGCTACTGGTGACGGTAGTGGAACTTGGGGCACAACAACAAATACAAATTTAACACTTATTGGAGAAGCCTTTGGGTACGCTACTTTAGCAGTTGCTAATGCTTCAACAGCTACATTGACTATACCTGATGGAACAGAAACAAGTAGTGAGCCAAGAAGAATGTATCTTAAACTCACGGGTGGTGGGCAAGCGTGTACTGTTACACTAGCACCTAATACAGCGTCTAAAATTTGGATAATAGATAATGTTACAAGTTATACACTTACCTTTACGCAAGGTAGTGGGGCTAACGTAGCAATCTTAGCAGGTGAAACAAAAATGATAGCCACTGACGGAGCTGGTTCTGGTGCTGTAGTTTATGACGTATTAACGGATGTAAACTTAGCAGGAACAACTAAAACCGCAGCATTAACGAATGCTGGTGCGTTATCCAACCAAGGAACAGTAACAGTAGGCGTAGACGATACGGGTTATGACGTTAAATTCTTCGGAGCAACATCTGGAGCGTACATGCTCTGGGATGAATCCGCAGATGATTTAATGTTAGTAGGAGCAGCAGGACTTTCTGTTGCTGGCGATATTTCAACACCATCAGCAGGAACAAGTAACTTCAGAGCAGGTGTCAACGCAGGTAACAGTATTGAAAGTGGTGGTAACTACAACGTAACAGTTGGCGATGAAGCAGGTACTGCGATTACTACTGGTGATAATAATACAGCCATTGGTTTTTCAGCTTTAACAGCTAACACTACAGGTTCAAGTAATACAGCAGTTGGAGAAGAGACTTTAAAAACAAACACTACAGGTGTACAAAACGTAGCACTTGGTGTAAATGCTTTAAATGATGCTGTTACTGTAAACAATAATACTGCCATAGGATATAACGCTTTAGCAGTAACTACGATAGGAGACAATACAGCCGTTGGTGCAGAATCTATGGTAGCAACTACCACTGGTACTTATAACACAGCAGTTGGTAAAAGTTCGATGGTAGCTAACACGACTGGTGCAAATAATGTAGCAATGGGTGCTTTTGCTTTAGACGCAAATACTTCAGCAAGTTCTAATACAGCAATAGGACATAATGCAGGAACAGCCGTTACCACAGGTGCTAGTAATACTTATATAGGTGCAGAAGCAGGGGAAGGAAACACCACACACGGTCATAATACAGGTATTGGTTTTAGAGCATTAGAAACAAATCACTCAAGTTCTGATGGGTACAATACAGCACTTGGTTCAGGAGCAGGTCAAACAATCACAGGTTCTTATAATACATTTTTAGGAGCAAGGTCTGGGGATGCAACAACTTCAGGAGATTATACAACTGCTGTAGGTGCTGATGCTTATGGTGCTGTTGGAACAGGGTCTGGTAATACAGCAATCGGTAACAGGGCACTGTATATAAATACTTCAGGAGCAGAAAATGTTGCAGTCGGTAGACGTGCCATGGATGCTGCTACAACTGCCGATGCTAGTGTAGCGATTGGATATGATGCTTTAGGAGCACTTACAACAGCAAATGATAACACAGCAGTAGGACACAGTGCTTTGTTAGCAAACACCACAGCAACGGCTAACACTGCTGTAGGTAAAAGTGCTTTAGCAGCAGCTACCACAGGTAGTTACAACACAGCAATGGGGTATAAAGCAGGAGATACTATTACAACTGGACAGTCTAATACCATAATGGGTTATGAAACTGGGCAGGCTCTTACAGACAGTGAAAGTAATGCTTTCTTTGGTATGCAAGCAGGTTATGCTTCTACGACTTCAGACAACAATACTTTTATAGGTTTTAGAGCAGGATTTACAAACACCACAGCTTCAGGTAATACAGCTGTTGGTACAAGTGCTTTAACAACAAATACTACAGGAGCAAATAATGTAGCAGTTGGTTGGATTGCTTTAACAACAAATTCGACAGGAGGAAATAACACAGCACTTGGTAGAAGTGCTTTAGCATCAAACAGCACAGGAGGAGATAATACAGCCGTTGGTTATCAAGCTTTAAATGCAAACTCGACAGGTGCTGGTAACACAGCCGTTGGATATACTGCTTTAACAACAAATACGACAGCAGCCGACAATACGGCTGTAGGGGATCGGGCTTTAACATTAGTAAGCACTGGAGCAAATAACACAGCGATTGGTCATGATGCAGGTGACCTTATTACAACTGGTGCTAATAATACTTGTCTCGGTAATCAGGCAGACCCAACAGGAGCAACTGTCTCTAACGAATTTACTTTAGGTAATGCTAGTGTCAGTTCTTTAAGGTGTGCTGATACTTCTATATCTTCTCTATCAGACAGACGAGACAAAAAAGACATTATAGATTCTTCTTATGGTTTAGAATTTATCAATAAAATTAGACCAGTACAATTTACTTGGGATAGAAGAAATTTAGTTCAAGGAGATTTGGAAAGTATACACAATGGTAAAACTAGAATTGGTTTTATTTCCCAAGAATTACAAGAAGCTATGGAAGACGACAGTAATGAAATATTAGATTTAGTGTACGAAGAAAACCCAGAAAGACTTGAAGTTAAACAAGGAAAGTTAATTCCTGTATTAACTAAAGCACTACAAGAACTTTCTGCAAAAGTGGAAGATTTAGAAAAACAACTTAATAATAAGGAGTAAAAAATGTCACAAACAGTAACAGAAGTCTTAGCAGCAGGTTCAGACAGCGTAACATTAATCAACAGTATTAATACAGACGCTTCAGCAGAACCTTTAGTTGCAGGCATGACACAAGCCGAGATAAATGGAATAGTACAACAAAATGTTGACCATCTTTCAATTATCTTGCTTTATGAACCTGTAGATTCAGATGATAATACCCCAAATGTAAAAGGAGCAGCAGATAGTAAAAAAACTACACACGTTGCAGCCGTTACAACGGGCACGAATTACATAGCAGCAAACGACTAGGAGATAATATGACTGAAGAAGCCGTAGTCTTTATAGACGATAAAGAGATAAAAGTATCTGAGCTGTCCGATCAACAGAAATACTTGCACTCGCAATTACTGGATTTAAGAAACAAAGAAGCAAGTCTTAAATTTCAATTAGACCAAGTAGCTGCCAGTATGTCAGTATTTCAAAATGCTTTTGTTGAGGCTTCTAGAGAAGTCGCTGAAGAAGTTTTAGAAGAATCATCAACAACCGAAGAGGTAAATTAAATGGTATATATAAATATATTTGTATGGATAACCGCTATTGTCGCAATAGCCTCACTTGTGGCTGCTATAACCCCTACTCCGAAAGGAGATAAGTTTTTAGCAAAACTTTATAAAGTTATTGATTTTTTAGCTTTAAACATAGGCAAAGCTAAAGACAAATAATGGTTAAT